ATGAAACTATCACTTCATATCAATATAGGACTGGGTACAGCTACGCAGCTAGTGGTCATAACATTAAAGCTACCCTTGATTCTATTAACCCCACTCCTTCAACTCAAACCTCACAAACAGTTGGCGGTGTCAACTTTTCATGGACATCACCAAATCTTGAGTCAATTCCAAGATGGCAAATAGTTTCAGAAGGTGCAGCTTTTTCAATACAAGAAACTTTAATAACACCGGGCTTAGATACAGTAACAAATATAACCAGAACCATAACTACTTCACAAACCTCAGAAACTACAAGCACCTTTGGTCAATAATTTTACTCATAATTCCTGTAAAATCAGTTATAGCTTCGACCACCGTCAGTTCGCCTCAATCGCAAAGTACAGGGGTAGTTAATAATAATGCCACCATGATAACCCCATCTGCACTACCACAAAACAGATATTCTCAAGGCATAGTTTGTACATCGCCAAGCCTTACAATTACCCCATATTTAACAGATGCTTGGTCATTTAACAGACCTATTGAAACTGTGACGAGACAAGCCATATATGACGAAGATACTGGCGAGATAAAGTATTATCAAGAAACACCACGCTTTGAAAAAGACAACTATAATTTGAACTACGGAATAAGTATGCAGTTTAATATACCGCTTGGTAATGGTGGAGAGTTATGTAAAAAAGCTGCAAGAGTAAATATTGAAGCTCAAGAATTATTAATCAAGAAAACAAAAATGGAAATTAGTTTATTTCGTTTAGAACAATGTTCAAAACAGGCAAGATTAGGTGTTCAATTTGTACCAAATTCACCATCTGCTGTAACGTGTGAAGATATTATGATTACAGTACCACCAAATCAAGTAGTACCTCATAAACATGAGTTAAAATAATTATTTTTTCTTTTTCTTCGTTAATTTTGTTATTATTTGCTTTACTAAAGGTTTTACAATATTAATAAGAATCGGAGTAGAAGCGGCAACCACAGCAATAGCAGCAGCATTAGTAAGACTAGGTACGTTAGGGATGTACTTTTCTTGAAAACTTGTATCTTCATAGATAGTTATACATCTTTCCCCATCATCCGATAATTTATGACCAATAACTCGTTCTAGCCTTTTATCGTTACGAAAATCTCCAATTCTTTGATCTTTTTCTGGATCTGGACATTTTATAAAAAACTCTGCTTCTACTTCAACTGGGTTTTCTGTAACAGGTGGTTTTGGTTCAGGTACTTTAGGCTCTGGTGATTGTATAGGGACATCTTCAGACATAATCAAATTATTTGGCTCATAGTTCATAGGGTTAAAACTAGGAAATGGTGCATCACAGCTGTAAAAAACTCCATTAGGGTCATCAAGTAAAAGATTTATATTTCCAGTATTTTTAATATCTCTGTGCTGATAGGTACAGCCGGGAACATTTATTTGTAAAGGTGTAGCTGTTTCAGGTTTATAAAAGCTATATACATCTGGGATATAAATATCTTCAATATTTATATCTGGTATTTCCATTTACAAAGGCAAAGATGGACCTGTCATTTTTGGTACTTCTAAAGGTATTTGTTTTTTCATTTTTTCTGTTAAATCACCCATTAATTTATTTTTTAAATTTCTTTCAAATTCTGGACTTTTCATATAACTGTAAGCAAAATATGCCCCAACACTCATTGACGTAACCATCAAGAATGAGATAATTGAAAGAATATTAGCAATTTTTTGAAACATGATTAAAGAAGCATTAATAAAGGCTTTGGCACCTATTTCTTTGATGGTGCTTTTTCTGATTGTGGCTTTAAGTCCTCTCTACCTGATTGCAGGTTTAATGACTCGTTCTTTTTCAACAACAGATCCCCAAACTGAATACCGCCGTTCAAAGCCTTAATATTAGCATTTGCTTCAAACAATACTTTTTCTGCATGTTCCTTAACTTTTATTTGTTTATTAAGTTCTTCTTTCCACTCAAGAATTTGTTTTTCAGTAATAGCTTGCATTTCAATTGATATTTTTATTTAATATAACTTTATTTTTAAAGTGTATCAACTCAATTAATAAATTTTGGATAAAAGACATGAGAGGCTTGTGTATCAAACCAACCAGTAGCAATATATTTAGTTTCTTGTTCACTAATAATACCTCTATGTGTATGAGTCCAATAAGCAGGCCATATAACTAATCTGCCTTGAACTGCATTAATCTTCTTATCGTAATTCGTAAAATATGTACCACCGTCTTTCATAACTGTATTCAAGTAAATCATCCAAACCATTACTCTCTTAAAGTCTTGTACATGATTATTCTCAAAATGATTACCAAAATATCCTTGATTTGGCTGATATTTTTGAATATTATAAATTTCATTTAAACCCCAGTTTGGAAAAATTTTAAGTTCTTGATTTTTGCTTAAATAAGATTTGGCATGCTTTAACAGACAAGACATTAATATCTGATTTACAAAGTAATCTTGTTTAAAAAAAGAAATAGTTAGATCCTGTGAAGATTTTAATTTTTTATTCCTAAATGTTCTTTCTACGTTTTGTTTATGTAGCTTGTTTATATCTGCACTATACTTGTCAGAAATTTTTATACTTTCAAATTCATTAATGATTTTTTGACAATGCTTTTCAGATAAAGCATTGTCGTAAATTTCAATAAAATCTTTCAAAAACTAACTATAAGGACTTTCCCCTAATATACTTGTATTCCATTGAGCTTTCAAACTGTCTACATCTTTTGCTTCGTCTATTGCATTGTCAGCAGGTGCATCCCTTAATGCTTGTTTTTTTGTAGCTATTTCTGTTTTCTTTGTAGAATCATCAGACTCTTGTGCAAGCATAAATTCAACATCAAGCTCGGCTAGTCGATCTTTTCTAGAATTTCTTATATAAGTTCTATGAATTTCTTTAGCTTTAGCTAAATCAATTTTAATAATACTACTCATGAACCCTCTCCATCTGTAAGTGCGGAATCATCAACAACCCAAGCATCACGAAAACTACGATCTGTTGGTATTTCATTATCTTCTACTATTTTATATTTGAAGCCAGTTGGAACATCTTTTTTTGCTATTTCTTCAGTAGTAAAAACTTTATTTGTTGCAGGATTAATTTCTGTAAGCGATGGGTGAATTATGGTTACAGAACCATCTGATTCTTTGTGGATGATTTTCATTAAAGTCTCCCTACTACCATTATTGTAATATGTGAAGTTGCACCGGGGCTATTATTTCCAGAGTATTCTATAGCGTATGGAACTGCTGAAGTACTTGAAGAAGTAGTTTGAAAACAGGTAATAATTTGTCCTCTGTTTTGATAGTTATGAGAACCGCTTCCACAAGTTGCAGTACCTAGTATTCCGTAGGTATTACTTGTTACAGCAGTTGTAAGATTTAGTTTTTGCTTACCACTTCCAGAATCACTTATGCTTGTAACATTGTAAGACTCATATAAAGTGCTGTTATCTGCTCTTAAAGCAGCCCAAGCGCAAATCATATTAGACTTACTATGAAATGCCATTATTTGACCTCCTGTAGCATGAATTTAAACATCTTACCATTTCTGTTGTTGATAATGAAAAGATCATCTGCTCCTTCCTGTATTGTATAGTCTCCCCAAGTATTGTCCACTTTATTCGAGCCTCCTTCATTTGATAGATTAAGGTCATTTGTATAAACGTCTTGCCATCTAACAGTTGGACTTCCTAATCTGTATGTATTATTAGCTCCGGGAATCAAATGACCACTGGGGTCAATTATAGCTCGATCATTACCGCCTTCTCTAAAGATAATTCCATTAGAACCTCCAACTATATACAAATAATTAGAATGATGTTGAATTTTTGTAGTATTACCTGACCATGTTCCGTTAGTAAACCTTATATCACTATTAGCGTTAACTGTCATAGCCCCTGCTCCACCGCTTAAGCTAATATCTCCTGTAAATGTACCTCCACCTGCAACATCTGAAAATGATGCAGAGGTTATGTAACCTGCACCATTTGTCAGCTGATTGTTATTAGTCGGGATTGTTGGTGTTCCTGTTAATCTTGAATATGCGATATTTCCATTGCCATTAATAATCGTAGTTCCATCAACTTGAAACCCATTATCAGCCCTAATTACTCCGGGTGTATAAACTCCATTACTAAATTCACTAGCATTATTAAGCCTTAAATACCCATCATTTTGATCTGCAGATAAAGCTATTCTTCCATTAAAAGCTATCCCTCTATTGTCATCACCTGCACCGCCACTGAAATTCATACAGTCTCTACTTGTACTAGATAAAGTTAAAACCGCAGAAAAAGTATCGTCTGTGTCAGACCTTAAAAAACTAGCAGAACTAATACCATCTAATGTGTCAGCGTCTAAACCTGACCCTGCACCGTCAACTGTTTTTAAAAGAGTTAATATTTCACTTGCAGATTGATCGGCTGTAGCTCCGTTTTCTACATTTAATAAACTTCTAACTTCTGAAGCTGTAAGAGTAGTTGCGTTACCAGTTCCCGAACTTGATCTTCCCAACAATGTGCCTGTTGGAAAGTTAATCATCTTTGCTGTGGTCACTACGTCATTATCTATAGTGAAAGTTCCACCACTGCTTGAAACAGTAATATCGCCCTTGTCTCCATCAGTTATTGCATTTCCACTGCCATTATTAGTTGCACTAGCAGCAATTCCATCAAGTTTATTTTTAAGGGTAGTAGTAAAGTTTTTTTGAGTTAATCCACCATCTCCAACTGTTAAGTTACCTGCATGAAAAATACTATGTATTGTATTACCTGCATCAGGGGAAAATCCAAGATTATCCCTTAAAACTATGACTGAATTATCTTCATGGTTTTGTATCCAAACATAACCTGAAGATGACCATTGAAAACGAGCTTTTTCAGTAGTGCCTTCTTTTAAATTAAAAAATGGGTTACTAGAACCTTGTAAAGAAAATTTGGCATCACTACTACGATTAAAAGTTAAATGACCAACTGTTGTATCATCTACATCACCTCTTAAAAAACTACCACCTTGTATTCCATCTACTGTGTCAGCATCAAGGCCAGAACCACTACCATCTACAGTTTTGATAAGTGTTAATATTTCGCTTGCTGTTTGGTCTGCGGTTGCACCATCTTCTACGTTAATTATTGTACGAACTTCGGCTGCTGTAAGTTCTTTTGGAACTGCGTTTCCGCTATCATTTCCAACTATTCTATTACTTGTTATAACTTCTAATTTTGATAAAGATATAGCTGCGTTTGAATCTACTTTTGCATTTGTTACCGCACCACTAACTAACTCATCCGTATCTACAGAATTGTTAGCCATTTTAGCTAGCGTTATTGAGTTGTTACCTATTTTAGATTCTGTAACAACCCCACTATCAATAGTAAAAGTTGAACCGCTATTGCTGACAGTTATATCTCCGTAATCCCCATCTGATAAAGCTCCTCCTCCACCAAGTGTAATAACAGAACCGCCATCATCTTTGGTAAATAAAATACCAGTATCTGTTCTTACAGCTAACTCTCCTACAGCTAAATCACTTGCACTTGGGTTACTGCCAGAACCTCTTTTTAATCTTATTTGATTTGCCATTAGCTAAAACCTCCAAAAGATTTAATAGCTTCCACCGTCTATGTTGAAACTAGAAACACTTTCATTTTCTAAAAATGTTACTAAATCTGATAATGCTACTTGCTTCATTGTTCCGGCATCATTCATAACTAAACGATCTGCAGCAGCTAAAGTTGTAGATGTTGCAGAAGTATTGCCATCCATGATATTTAATTCTGCAGTTGTAACTGTAGCTCCATCTAGTATTTGCACCTCTGTATTTGTTAAATCAGCTAAAGATGAAGCAGTATTTTGAGCCATTGTTGCAAGTTCAGTTAACTTGTCGCTGTGTGGTTCAACATCAGTACCAATAACTAGGCCTAAATTTGTTCTAGCACCAGATGCACCTGTGCTACCTGTTCCACCATCTGATACAGCTAAAGTTCCAGTAATAGAACTAGCACCTAAATCTACAGCTATTTCTGTAGATTCAATTACCAGACCTCCGTTTGATTTTAAGTCGACAGATAAAGTATTACCTGACTTATCTAATCCGTCACCGGCTATTATTTGACCTGCACCTGAAAACTGTGCAAAGGTCAAGTTATTTGTACCGACTACTGCACTACCTTTATTAGAAGTACAAACAAATCCATTTTCAGCATTAACTGTTCCTTGTTCAACAAAAACAAAAGCACCTGCAGCATCAGCACCTGCAGCTAAATCATCTGTTCTTACCCAAGAACCAGATTTACAAAGGTACAGTCCATTTTCTGATGCTGTGTTTTGATTTTTTACAAGCACCCTATCATCAGCAGATAAAGAAACACCATCAATAGTCTGAGTACCAGAGAGTGTAATATTTGCTGTAGTTGTAGCTTTTACTGAATCTTTAATGTCAAGACCTTGAGCTACTCCATCTACATATCCTTTATTAGCTGCATCTGCATCTGCAGTAGGGTCTGCTAAGTTTGTTATTTTTTGACTTGAAAAACTAACCGCACCATTTGGTGCTGTTAGTTCATTTAACCTATTAGTTCTTACACCTGTATCAAAATCAGATATTTTAGTATGAGCAAGGCTAGGTACGTCATCAGCGACCATTGCTCTAAAACCTGCACTTCCATTACTTCCATCTGGAGCAGCAAGAAATGTATTTGCTGTTCTGCTAGTATCAACTTCAATAAATTTACCCTTACCGCCTATTGGAACAACAGATGTAGCTGAACCACCTGCTCCTCCTGTACCTATACCAATGTAAACAACTTGATTACTTTCACTTATAGCTAGTTCAGCATTTGCAAGGCTTGTTGGAGCCGAAGAACCAGTTGATCTTTTAATTCGTATGGTGTTTGCCATTTCAGAAATTTCCTCCGTCTACAATGTTGGTAACGGTTACAGTGCTGTCTGCTATAAATGTACCACTACTTGTGTCTAAACGCACTAAACTTCCATCAACTGCGTTAGAATCGTTCATTGTTTTTCCGCTTGAACTAAAAGCAGGTCCTTGAGGACCTTGAGTTGTAATTTCAACCGTAGTTACATCTGAAACTTGTGAAATGCTGACTTGATTAGGACTGCTCATGCTGTGTAACCCTCAATTATAAATAGTGTACCTCGAACATAAACAAATTCCTTACCATCTGGTTGGGTATATTTAATATCATAAAAAAGTTCGTTAGGTGTAAAAGTTGTAGTTTGTGTATCTGTAAGGTCTGCATCAATAATTCCGTTGGCTCTGTTTGTATATGAAATATTCCAATCAGCATATTTAGTTGTTCTGTTTTGATTGTATACTTCGCCTGCAACCGTATAGCCAGTTAAATTGACAGCTGAACCTGTGTTGTCTTTTAACGTCAACCTTATAGGAAAATCTGATCTTCTTACAAGTTTGAAATTTGCTGTACCCGGAATAATTGCCATAGTTTTAGGTTACCTCTGTTAAATCAAATTTGTATTTTTTACCATTGCGTTTATTTAATAAAAAAAGAGAATCTTCACCTTCTTGTATAGTATAGCTACCCCATGTTCCGTCAACGTCATTCTTGCTACCTTCGTTAGATAAATTAAGGTCATTTGTATAAACCTCAGCCCAACGAACTGTAGGAGAACCTAAATTAAAAGTATTGTTAGAATTTGGTACTAAGTTTCTTAAATTTGTTAAGTTCTGAGAACCTAATGTGCTAAAAAAAGCACCATCAGTTAATAAAGTACCTGTTATGTCTGGCAAAGTTATGACTTTATTTGAAGATACAGAATTGGGTGCCCTTACGCTTATATGATTAGTACCTTGTGAAGTAAGTTCCATAAATCTTACTTCATTTTGATCTAATAAAGTTAATCCGTTTGAATCTAAAAAAGATTGCATAACACCGCCTGTAGAAATACCAATGGTGTTTGCAGCATGTCTAAAAAAACCTAAATCTGTATCTTGATCAAAAGAATAAGCAGGTGCAGCAGCAGTAGAGCCATCATGCCCTAAAATTGCCCCAGTCATAGTACCGCCAGTTGTTGGTAAAAGCCCTAAATTTGCTTGACTTACATTTCCTATTGTGACAAAAGCGCTGTTAGCTGCGTTTCTTATCTTTAATAAATTGGTGTCGGTATCAATATGAGGCTGATATGCTGCTAAATTTGCTGCTCCTGAAGGGTCTCCTGAAGCGCTATTAAGTGTTCTTAAAGATTCAAAGACATCTTTCATAGCGGTTCTTACAACAGCACCAGTACCGTTATCTGGCGAAAAATTACTTGCTGATTCTTTTCCTGTTGAATTAACTCGTGTCATTCTTAATTAACCTCCACGACCATATCCTACCGCTGTATAAGAGAAATTTCTACTTATAGCAGAACCGCCACTATTTTTAAAAGTAATTGTGAAACCAGTTCCACTTATATTTGTTATTTCAAAAAACTCACCTGTACCCATGTTTTGTGCAGTAATCCCGATACTTGGTGGATAAAAATTAACACCACCAATTGAACTTGTACCTGTAAAAAACGGTGCAGCAAAACTAACATTTTTGGCACCTGCACCTGAAGATATTAAACTTGTACTTTGTTCTGTTCTAGTTAATAAAAAGGCATTAAATCCAAGCTCACTTATTAAAATATTTTCATTTACGTTTTCTGTTAAAACTTCTAACTTAAAATCAAAACCTCTTCCTTTAAATGTTCCACTTGTAACTTTATTATAAGAAGAATAAGTAGGAGAACTTGCCGGATTATCATTTGTTGTTCTTACAAACAAAGTAGCATTTACATTGTTAATTGCACTTCCATCTACATTCTCATGCAAATCAAAATTAGGAATAGAATCAAATAAATTAGATAAATTTGCACCTTGACAAAGAATATGAGAATCTATTTTTAAACTAAAAACAGCACCTAAATCCAAAGCATTAGCAAAAGTATATGAGCCAGAAGCATTCGAAGCCGGATTTGTTAATTGAAGTAAACTTGAAGAAACAGTAAGATTAGTTTTTGTACCGCCAAAAGATGGGTTTTCTCTTTGTTGAGGTAGTGCTAATTCTTCTCTTAATGTAGGGGTTGTTAAGACAATACTTGCATCCCCTTCACTAAAATTTCCTGATAAATCTCTAAACTTTAAAACGTATTCACCTGCTTTTGCAGGTACAGTTGCTTCTGTTGAAATACCACTTATTGCTTCTATTAAATCAGTTGAATTAGAAAAAGTACCAGTTCCGTCAACTCTAGGGCTGTGACGTATATATACTTGCCCTCCAAATTTTACATCTATCGAAGTTGTTTGTGTCCAACGTAATCTTACTTGGGTGTCATCAATTGGTTCTAAAGTTAAATTAGAAACATTTTCAGGCGGTTCAGTTTGACCTACTGCTGTAAATTCTAAGGTTGATGGATTAGTTGAAGGTTGATTTAAAGCATTATATGAAAAAACCTTAAATTCATAAAAACCTTCTCGTGTATTTAAAATTTCTAAATTAGAAGAAGTGGTGTCAATTTGTGTAAAGTCGCCATTTTCATACCTGTAGTAAACTCGATATTTACTTGCCCCTTGAACATTTTGCCAATCCAAAATTATTTTTGTAACTGCTCTATTATTTATTTCTACAATTTGTTCATTGGCTCTTAAACCTGTCGGAGGTAATTTTATTTCTGTTAATGTATTTATACTTCTTATTGGTAAAGTTTCATTGTTTTCTACAAAATTATATTTAGCATTATCATGTGATAAAGCTGTAATTGTATAAGTAGAGTTATCGTTTTCTTTAACACTTATAACTCGCCATTTTGTAGTTTCTAAACCTGTTGATTCAAGAATATAAACAGCATTTGGATTAGGGTTAGTTGTAAAAGCAGACGCAATAGTGATAGTACTGTTATAAATATTAGTAACAGTACGAGTTTCCAAAGTATTGTCGGGCAACATACAAGACAAAGTTGGACTATAAGCTAAAGCAGGTATATCTGTATTTGAAAAATCATCTAATATTATAGTGGTGCCATTTGCACTAATTATTTTTCCTCCACGTCTTACCCCTGCTTTTACAGGGTCAGAAATCTCAATAATATGTCCGCATCTTACTGAAACACCTGCATCAATAGTCGTAGTAAAAGAGCAGGTTTCGCCACTATTCTGCTCATTATATAAAAACCATCTACCTAATCTGTTTGCTTGTCCTCTTGAGGTACAAGCAAAAGCATTTATATTTTTAGTAACTATTCCATATTTGTTTTGAATATCAGCATCAGCTTCGACAGTTTCAACATCAATATCTTGAGTAATCATATTAAAAAAAGAAACATTAATAACTGTGTTTCTTGTTTTTAAACTTGAACCTGCATAAAGAAATCCATCTTCAGTTACATTTGCTGCTGTAAATAAAAACATTGGTTCAGCAGGTGCATCTTGACTAATTGCTATTGAACCTCCACTGTAAAAAGGCATAACCCTCATCACAGAACAAAGTTGGTTAATTAAGTTAAAAGCATCTTGTGACTGTGTGATGTTGACATTACAAGCAAATCTTGGCTCAGTCCCACCTTCTCCATTATCAACTTGAAAACCGCAATACTCACTGACTGTTTTAAAGGTGAATTTATTAATATTATCAGCAGGTATAGAACATCCATATCTGTCATTTCTTAACAGATCGTATAAAATCCAAGCAGGATCTGTTGTCCATGCTTTATTTGCAGCAAACTGACCGTTCCATGTTCCATTATAAGTGATTGAGCCATCTTGCAAATTGACAGTAGCATTATTAGGAATTTCAACTTTTATACCTCGTAACCTATAAAAACGTCTTGGTATTCTAGGGAACTGTTCAGCGTTTAAACGCAATGCTGCAAGTGCAGTATTTGGATAAGTATTTTGTTGAAAAATTATTTCTGTTGCAGTATGAAAGCTAAAAGCATTAATTAATTTAGCGTCAGTACTATCTGCAGTAATTCTTTCAACTCGCACTTGTACAGGATATGAAGTTGTAGAGCTAAAGTTAACAATGTAATCTCTAAAGTAAGCGTTAGTAGATCGACCTTTAACAGTGTCAGTTATTGCTGTAGTTGTTGTGCCATTATTTTCAATTGTTTTTATTCTCAATTCAACCTCGACCCCTGTAATATCACCATCATCTTCAAATTTCTGCAAAGTTCCAAATCTTAAAGTAACTCTGCAAGCGTTAATAGAATTGGATTGAATTGTATGAGTAGCCGGACTCGAAGTTGTAACGTCTGTAGTCACACTTTTTTCTGTCTCTGTATTTTTTATACCTTGTATAAATGACTGACTATTTGTGCCAACCCTAAAGTCAAATCCTACATTTTTGTAATTAAAGTCAGAATCATCTGGCGCTTGTACTTTTGCTAAAAATTCTGCATCTGTTAATGTATTGCTTACATTTAAAATTGGAGTTTTGTTTAAAAAAACATCAGTTTTTGCTGCTGTTTTATAAGCAGAATTATTTGTGGCAATTCCACGTTTAGAAGGTGTAGCAAATCCTTCAATCTCGCCTTCTGAAATTATTTCAAGTATGGTATTAAATTGTTTACTAGAAAGTGCATCTGAAGGTAAATCAGGATTAATTATAACTTCGTTTTCGTCAAATTCTTTAATGCTCATTAATTACTACCCTCCACTTGTACTGTATCAACCCCATTAGAAATAGTAATAGAGCCGACCATAATTTCACCATATACTAAATTGACTGGAACACCTGCTCTGCTAACGTTTGTCAGGCCAGTAAAAGAATAATTACTAGCTAAAGCTGCAGGGTCTGTTTGGTCCATACTGCTCGCTGCACTTGCAGTATTTTGTTGCTGCGGACTTATCATTTGAGTTACTCCATCAATAATCATAGAAGTACCTATAGATGTCAATGCCCCAGATACAACTGTTGCTAACAACTTACTACCAAGTAACTTGGCTCCAATAGCAGCACCACCTGCAGAAAATAATCCACCTAAAGCTAGTGTGAAAAAGAAATTTCCATGGGCTATAGGTATGATTTGTATGTCAGAATCAGTTTTAAGGCTTAATAAATCTTCTGTAATTTTTAAATCTCCACAATTAATTTGGTAATACTGGTCAGCCATGTGTTTTTCCAAACCTTTAAAATTGCAGTGTAAAAAACTTAATGCTTCTATTGGACTTGCAACATCAGCTTCTAAAACCGATTGGCCTATAAATTTTCGTAGTCTTCCGTAAACTTTAATTTTTTTTAGCATTAGTTTTTTGGTTTAATTGAAATAATTTGTTCTGTTTCAGGACAGACTAAATAAAAATCTACGTCTAAATGATTACAACTTGCTATGTCTGTTTCACTAAATTTTAATTCACCATCTGGATGGCTATGAATTATTCCAATTACTTCTCCTTGATCTTCATAGTGCGCCCAATCATCTGGGTCAATAACAAATGAAAACTTTGGGTTTTCCTTTGCCAAATTTCTACAAGGACCATAAATAATATTATCTTCTTTTTTAATCAACATACCGCAACATTCTTCTGGCTGACATTTTCTAGCATGAGCAAAAGCAAACTGTTTCCAATTGTCAGACATTAATTAATAAAACCTCCGACACTAGGAAACTCATTTCTTGTTACTTGTCTTTTAGGTAACTTTTTATTTTGTTGATCTAATCTACTTACTAATTCAAACTGTACAATATTTCTGCTTTCACTTTGTTTTCTGTCAATAAAAAAAACCTCTTGAGGTAACTCGTTATTATTCGGTGTACCAAAAGGATTGCTATTACCAGAAAAATTAGCAGCATCTAAAGATGATGCTAATACTTGAAGTCTTGTAATTTTTGCATTTATAAGATCATTATGAGGTGTAATAAAATTAACTAAAATCATTAAATCTGTTACTGTAATAACATTTCCACCTCTTGTTATTCCTCCAAGATTACTCATAGTTAAATTTGGTCTAGGGATTTGACCACGACCTTCAAAAGCAAAACCCTCTGCCACGATAGGAAATCTTTGATAACTATTGCCTTGCCAAATAATTTCTGAGTTTGTTTTCATGTTTGTACCAGAATGAAATCTAAAAAGTGTTGGTACATTCGAAGGATTACCAGAAGCATAGTGAGTTCCTTCAACCAATTCCATTACAAAAAGTTCAATTTTTGCAGAAGGTGTAATTGATTGAAGTTCTGATATAGGTATAGCCATTTAACTAAACAAGGGTTCGGCAACTTGTTCTAAGGTTAAATTCATTCTTACTCTGTTTAAAACAGGAAAAGTTGAGTTGCGTCTGACACAGATAAATTTTTTACCAGAGTACTTATTATTAAGTCTTGTAAATTCAAAAGATTCTTGACCTGCATCAAACTGGGTATCAAGAAAAGTATTAATAATATCTGCATCTGTTTGAGATATTTCAAACTTTAACTGCAAAGTGATAAGTCTTTTATTAACAGGTAATCCTTCTATTAATCTCTGCTGATAACCGTCTCCAAGTTTGACTGTTATATAATCTTGTTTAACAGTTTCTTGAGTATTATAAAGTGGTTCAATTGAAGGAAAAGTAGCCATATTAACCTGCTAAAAGCCCTCCCGATCTTTTCTGTTTTATTATTTCTGATTGTATAGCAATAGCAATCTGTTGTCCAAGTTCGTTCCCTTTAGTATCGCTGCCTTCTACTTCACTGCCACTTGCGTCTACATTTACATTTATATTGACAGAACCCATAGATGAATTTGGACTAATAGTGCCAGAACTATTTGGTGTAAATAATTCTGGACCACGTTCGCCGACTATATATGACTGACCACGAGAGACAGGTCCACCCATTGCTCTTTTCTTAAATATCCCTCCTAAAATATTTCCAAAAAATCCTTTATTTTTTCCTCCATCACCAAATACAGCATCACCAATACCGCTAAACATATTACTTAAAGCTCTGTCCATTAATTTATTTTTTAAATTATTTAAGACATTTGTCATTGCTTGACCAAATGTCTGTGTACCATTTATTGCACCTTTAATATTTTCTACTAACCCACGTTCTAATGTGTCACCTAATTCTTTTGAAATACTTACTTGATCTTTAACTTTTTGATTTAAAATTTCTTGCCTATCTATTTGATAATCTTTTAATAATAATCTTGATTTTTCTAATCTTAATTGTTCATCTTCTATACCCATGGCTTCTTCCATTTTGTTTTGAAATTCGAACTGTCTTTCTAATAACTGTCTATCAATATCATCTTCTACTTGTTTGATTTGTACTCTTTGCTTAAGTAATTTTATTGTATTTGCAGCCTTCTGATTAGCACTGCCCTCTTCAAATTTTCTTTCTTCTTGCTTGATTCCGGGACCTGCAATAGCTTTTCCACTTGCTGTGTCATAAGTAAACTCTCCAACAGTATATGTTTTATTCTTTTCCATAATTGCATTAAATTCTTTTAATTTTTTATTTCTTTCTTCAAGCTCTTCAATTTCTTTTCTTAATTTTGAAGCCTGCTGCATACCTATAGATGCACCACGTTTTTGATTTTTCAGTTTTTCTTGTAACGCTTCAAGTTCTGCCTCCTTGACTTTTTGTAAATTTGCTAACTGTTCTTCAGTACCATTTTTTAAGGTCTCTTGTAATTTTTTAGCTTCTCTGTTTTGTTCAATATAATAACCAGTAATACCTGTAACAGCTAAAGTTATACCTGCAAGTGCTGCTAAAAATGGACCACCTGCTATACCTGTAAATAAAGAAATTGTAGTTGCTAATGTTTTAAATGTTCCGATAATTGCAACCATAGGTGCTTTTAATGCAGTAAACGCTACAACACCTGCTGTAACAACAGAAACCACAGATATAAAGCCTGCAGGTAAAGTATTTATAATTTCAATTAACGCTGTAAGTGTTACAGTTACACCTTTCGTAGCCGGCAGCAACCCCTTACCTAAGGCAATTTGTAATCTTTCAACTTCATTTTGAAAATTCTTAAATACTTGCGTTGGGTCTGCTTCGACCAAAGCTTTAAGTGCCGGTGCTCCCTCCTCTTCAATTTTCTTTAAAGCTCTTATAACTACTTCACTTGTTATTTTTCCTTGACTACTAAATTCTTTTAATTTACCAACTGTTGTACCAAGTTCATCTGCAACTGGTTTTAACAGTGTCGGTATTTGTTCAGATATACTTCTAAATTCATCGCCTTGTAGTCGGCCTGAACCAAGTGCTTGTGCTAATTGTCTAAAAGCATTTGACGCTTCAACACTGCTTGCACCTGCAAGTTTTGCTGCTGTATTAAAACCTATAAACGTGGTTCTTATATCTTCTACACCGACTCCTAGCGGTGCTAGACGTGCGGTTATATTTGTAACCCCATCCAACGCTTCAAGTGTACTGATACCAAAAAGCTTTTGAGCATCAGCAGCTATTTTTTGTGATTCAGCAAAAGTGCCAGTTTGTTCTGTAAGTAATTTCAATCTTAAATTTAACTTGTCAAAATTTGCTGCAGCCTGTACTGATCGCCTGCCAAATTCAGCAATTGCAACTGTACCAATAATTTTTCCTAACTTTCCAAATTGAGTTGTAATGCCTTTATTTCTTTTTTCTAAAACCTTAAATGATCTATCTAACTTTGCACTTGCATTCTTTAATTTATTGATTGAACCAACAGCTCTTTGCGTTATTACATCAATAGTTACCGCTGCAAATGCCATCTAATTACTTTTTTCTTATAGTTTACCTTTAATTCTTGTATTTTTCTAATGCTTCCTTCTCGTTCTCTCCTTTTAATTCATAATAGGCTGCAAAATGTATAAATTCAGATTGAGATAATTCTTTCCTCAATCTGCTTACAGTCATTTTAAGTTCTGTTGCTAGGAAAAATTCAAAGTAAAGCCAATTATCCCCCTTTAATCTTCCTTTGCTTCGTCTAAATCCTCATCTTCTGATACGCCGAATAAAAATAATTCCAATTGATTCAATACAGCTTCAGGTATTTCCCTGCGAAGTCTCACAGCATCACCTTGGCCAAAGGCAGGTGTTCCATCTTCATTCTCTGCTTTATGAACAAGCATCTGTGTTGATATTTTTACCGCATCCTCAGTACCTGCATACGCTTGAACCGCCATTCTGTCTGACCTTGTTATTGGTTTAAAATATAAATCACATAAAGGACTGCCATCTGGCTTGTTTAATGTGAACTTTCTTCTTTGTGAAAGGTCAAAAGCACCAGTGATAAGATCAATGGTGCGTACTTTTGATGCTGTCATAAATTATATAGCAAAAGTAATTGGTCCACTTACTTGAAAGTTTACAGTTTGAGTTGTAAGTTCGCCAACAGTAGAAGCCGCACCTGCACCAGTAACTATTCCATTAAAAGAATATTTTTTGTTACCTGAAGTATTCAAAAATAAGTTGAATGAAGCATCTGCTGTATCTTCAGATGTATTTACATCTGCAAGTAATTCTGCAACTCCGTCTCCACTTGTTTCTGTGTACTGAACTTCAATTGTACCTGTAGCACTTTTCAATCCACCACCAAATGTTCTTGATGTTGCACCGTGAGCTGTTGTTTCGTAGACATCTTTGGTCATGTCTAAAGACCAAGATGTAGTACCTGCAACAGCAGTTACAGAACCAGAACCGTTATCAAATGATACAGAACCTTCTTCACCTCTTACTATGGCCATAGTTAAAAATAAGAATTTGGTTTTATATTAGCTCTTTTTGTCTTTTTTATCTAGTTTCTCTGATTTTTTTCTTTTCATGGCAGACTCACATCTGTTATCCCACAATGCCGGATTTCTTTTTCCTTTGACTTGCTCAATTATGTCGAGCATTTCTGAAGTGATTTCAGTCATAATTGTTCCACTACTTGAAAGTCTACTGTAATTCTACTCTGAAAATAACCCTCAGGCGCTGCTTGTTGTAATACAGTAGGTCCATTAGGTGGTTCAAAATATATTCCCTCTAAATTAATTTGTCTGTTGAATAAGTTTCTTAATCTTGTTCCTACAACCAAGTTTGCACCAATACCGACTCCTGTTTTTGTAAAAATATTTAGTGTTAATTGACCCCTTATTAAATTGTTTGAGGATGTGCTTCCTCCAAGTGTTATATATTCACCATTGTTAAATTCGATTTCTGACAATACAAAAGTTTTATCTGTTGTCGGTTTAAAAGGCATATTATTAAACACAATAGGAATTATTGGTGCATCTTCCAATTCACCTGACAACCTTTGCTCTATATGTTTTCTTATTGTATTGAGATCTGTTGCTGCCATTATTCTTTTGGTTTTATTTTATTTACAAGAATACTTACTGCACGAACCTGTGGGTCAGGCCAACCTGCACGTTTATCTTGTCTTGTTTTAAATGTACCACCCCAAGAAGGTGGTAAGTTAGTTCCGTAGGTAACTGCTTCAGCATAGGGCAAGTTATTAATTATGGAATAAGTATTGCCTGCTTTTTCATTGCGATAGTTTGTTCTTATTGCAGGTAAAGACGATCTGGGTAAACTTTGATTATTTTGAAATGGACCAAAAACATTTGGAACTGATTTACTGTTTTGTGAGATTTGCCAATTACCTCTAAACCTACCAGTATCTACAGGTGAACCTTCTTTTAATCTTGCGTCTAATTCAATTACAGCAAACCTAATGACTTTATTGAACTGTTCTTCAGTAAACCTACCAATATCTTTAATTTTAATTTTTCTCATGCTCTTAAATATAAAAAGTAATTTATATCTTGACCCTCCACCATGTCTTTATCAACAGCAATAATATTGTAAGCAACACCTGCGACTACAACTCTATCTGTTGGTGTAGGTTCAAAATCTATATCCCCTCTTGTTATTGTAAGTTTTTTATCATTTTGCTGTACTAACTCTGTTACGTCTGACTTTTTTACATTTTCAAAAAAACCAACAATTGAATGTTCTGTAATTGTTTCACTTATTGCCCCTTCTGAATCATCATAAATACCATGAGTAATTTGTTGATAGGTAACAGCACCACCAAAAGCTTTTAAAATATTGCTTGATGCTTGTCTGAAACCTCTAAACTTGCTCATTATATTTCGTAAGCAATAACTGAACCACTTGTAAGTTTTACAGAAGTCATATCAAATTCTAAAGAGACATTTGAGTTAAGCGTTATCGAAGTATTAGTACCAGTTAATACTTCAGACCCTAGTGTATGAATAACAGTATCTTCTAATGCTGTTATTTTTTTAAAACTTCCAGTATGAACTGAAGTGTTTGTAATAATTTTGGCTTTGGAAAAATAAGTCATTTTAACTCCTTTTAATAGCTATGTTTCCGGGTCCACTAATTCTAAGATCCCTAAAAAATCTTTCAAATAGCGGTGGTACTCGATCTGCACCGACAGCACCATAGAAATTTGGTGTTGCTTCTAGATTACCAAGTTTTACATTTTTGTAATCTTCAAGACCACTTAATCCTAATCCGTTTTTGTTGTTATTCAAATAAGTTGCCAAAATTGCTTCAGCTTCTTTAACTTCATCAGGTATTTCTGTAGACGTGTAGTAATCAGTAGTAACACGAAATGGAAATCCAATTGAATATGTATTTAAGTATCTGTCAGGTTTTCTTACACCGTCTCTTGGCCATTGCAGAGCTTGCGTATCTGTTGCTCTTGCACCTAAAAATCTTTCTCTATCAATTCTTTTTGTAGCAGTAACCAATGCTCTGTTTTTTTGATCGGTAGTTGCACTAGCCCAAGCTGTCACATCATCATCTTCTACAAGGCCATCAATCAAATCT